TCATTGTTATTTTCCTCTATTAATGTTCTGATCTTAAAGATCATATTGACCACTATGGTCATAATATAATATATGTCAATACCATAATAAAAAAAAATATTGGACATTTTGCCCCGAATAAGCAATAAATCTTGATATAATTGCAAATCATTGCGTTGATTTAATAAATCATGCCAGGTAGACCATCAAAACGCATTCAATGTGAGAGCTTTACAAGATCATCTAATTATACTGTACAATGTAGGGCCAAAGGCTACTTGATGAAGTCAGGCCATTATCGTTGCAAAAATCATGGTGGATATAGTGATTGGAACGCAAAGACTAAGCAAGGCAAGTTCAACGCATTAAGAAATTTAAAATCATTAAAACATTTATCAGATGAAGAAATTAAAGCTAACTACTGCAATCAGTGACAAGATCATAGAAGAGCTGCAAATAGGCAAGCCATTGACTAAGATATGCAGCATGGATGGAATGCCTTCATTGACTACTGTTTATCGGTGGATGAGAGAGGACGAAGATTTTACCAATCAGATTGAAATGGGTAGAAGGTGTTCGGCTCAAACATGGTTAGACAAAGCTCAAGAGATATTAGATAGAGAAGATATACCACCTCAATCAATGCAGATTGTAAGAGAGAAGCTACATCATATTAGATTCTTAGCTAGTAAGCTGATCAGCTTGTATGGTGATAAAACTACAGTCACTAACAAAGGTGATAGTTCATTGACTATTAAATGGGAAGTCCCCAGCTCAACGCATACGGACACGGCCTCGTGTACGCATGATGGAGATCAGAGCAATCAAGCAACCCTGGAGAATAAACAAGCCTAGTATCTGGTGTATGGCCTCAAGTATTGACGGGATAAGATCCCGTACAGATTAATTTTTGGCGGTTATGGGTGGGGTACACCCCGAAATAATGGCCTCAGTTTTTTATATATATATATCCCGAACTCAAGGTACCTAGATGGATGATGATTTAAAAGATTTAATTGCAATGGTGTTTTACGACAACGGCACAAAGAGTGTGTTTATAAACATCACTGGTTTTAGAAACAACATGCACGGCAAAGATGTGTCTGAATGGATATTAGAAACATTAAATATTGAGCAACTAGAATTTGGTGATGAAAAACCAACGATGCACTAATGGAAATAACTATTCCTTACAGCCCAAGAGAGCTGCAACAAGAGATACACACAAACTTAGCTAAATACAGATGGGCCGTACTATCTATACATAGACGAGCTGGCAAGTCTGTATTGTGTATAAACGAGCTAATAAAACGTGCTTTAACGAACACCATGTGGAACCCACGGTACGCATACATCGGCCCAACTTATAAACAAACAAAGTCAATTATATTTGACTATTTAAAATACTATGCTGGTGTCATACCTGGAACAAAGTTTAACGAACAAGAACTTAGTTGTTTGTTTCCAACGGGTGCCAAAATTACACTTCTTGGATCTGAAAATCCAGACAGCTTGAGGGGTAATTATTATGATGGAATCATTGTTGATGAGTATGCACAGGTCAATCCGAGATTATTTCCTGAAATAATTCGACCAGCATTATCTGACCGAAAAGGTTTCTGTTACTTTGTGGGAACACCACAAGGTATGAGCAATGATTTCTATGCCAAGTACCAGCACGGACTGAAAGATAAGACCTGGTACACAAAGATTGCTAAAGCATCTGAGACTGGCATAGTTGATCAGGAAGAACTAGATGCAGCCCTAGATTTGATGGGGCAAAAAAAGTACAGGCAAGAGTTTGAATGTGATTGGGTTGCTTCAATAGAAGGAGCCATATACGGAGATGTCATAGAAAAAATAGAACAAAAAGGACAAGTAGGCCGTGTACCTTATGATGCTACCTACCCCGTATCAACGGCCTGGGATATAGGAATATCAGACAAAACAACGATTATATTTTTTCAACAAGTTGGAAGATCAATACAAATTATAGATTATTACGAAAGCAGTAATGAAGGACTGCCACACTACATCAGTGTGATTAACAAGAAAGATTACGTTTACAAGGATCATTATGGACCTCACGACCTAGAACAACGTGAGTTTACAAATGGAAAATCAAGGCGTGAGATTGCATACGAACTTGGTTTACGATTTAAGATAGTACCAAAACTCAGCATAGAGGATGGGCTGCACTATACGCAGTTGCTACTCAATAGATGCTGGATAGACATGGATAGTTGTAAGAAACTGTTAGATGCCTTGAGGAACTATCACCGTAAGTTTAATGACACCTTGCAAACCTTTAATGCAAAGCCCGTACATGACTGGAGTTCACACGCAGCAGATAGCATGAGAACATTGGCTGTTGGCTTGCAAGAATTAAAAACAACAGAGCAAATACCACAACAATTTGCTGACAATAACTACAACCCGTTAGGAATACAATGAGTAGAATATTAAGCCCCAAAATGAATATGCCACCTCCCCCAAAACAAGTTATACCGTTGACACCCATTGGATCGGTAGCAGCAGAAAATCCTGAAGCACAGAAGAAAAGACGTGGCAAAAAAGCAACCATACTGACATCAAACAGTGGATTAACAAACACAGACGAAGATTCTTATAAACCATCATTACTAGGATAATACTATGGCTAAACCAGGACTATACGCAAACATACATGCAAAACGAAAAAGAATTGCAGCTGGATCAGGTGAGAGAATGAGAAAAGTAGGATCACCAGGTTCACCAACTGCTGCTAATTTTAAACGAGCTGCAAAGACTGCAAAGAAACCAAAGAAAACATTATTAGGATAAGGAGAATATTATGGCACCAATGGGCAAAGGAACATACGGATCTACTAAAGGTAGACCACCAGTAAAAAAGAAAAAGAAAAAAAACAATAAAATAAAAAGGATAACACTATGAGTGGAATAATCGGAGGAGGTCGTAATCCAGCACCAGTCAAAATGACACCAACAGTGCAAACGACTGCAACTCAAGACATAGCACAAGATGTTCAGGCTGCTAAGAAAAAGAAAAAACCAGGCAAATCTTCATTGATTGAAACAACATCAATGGGCCTTGGTGGTGATGCCCCAACTTACAAGCCCACGCTTTTAAGCTAATATGAAAAACAAAAACGCAGAAATGCTAGTAAACCGTTTTGCTTCATTAAGAACAAATCGGTCAACATGGGAAAGCCATTGGCAAGAAATAGCTGATTACATGTTGCCTCGTAAAGCTGACATCACAACACAACGAACTCGTGGTGATAAAAGAACTGAGGTTATATTTGACGGTACAGCTATTCATGCATTAGAACTATTGAGTTCTAGTCTGCACGGTATGTTGACTAACTCAGCTACTCCATGGTTTACATTAGCCTACAAGGATCTTGCATTGTCTGAAGATGATGAGGCTAGAGAATGGTTAGACTCAGTTACTGAAGATATGTATGTTGCTTTTAATCGTTCAAACTTTCAACAAGAAATCCAAGAGCTATACCAAGATTTAATATCCTTTGGTACGTCAGCTATGTTTGTATCAACAGACGAAAAAAATCTAATACGTTTTAACACTAGACACGTTAAAGAAATATTTATTTCTGAAAATGCAAAAGGTGAAGTTGACACAGTGTTTAGACATTTCACAATGAATGCACGATCAGCATTTGAATTATTTGGTGAAGCAGTTGGTCCAGGTATATTTAACAAATACAAAAAAGATTTAGATGCAGATGTAAACATTTTGCATGTGGTTATGCCACGAGATACTTATGATGCATCAAAAGAAGATGCAGCTAACATGCCATTTAAGTCATGTTATGTAGATCCTGATGATGTTCACATGATTAACGAAGGTGGTTTCAAAGAGTTTCCATACGTTGTGCCACGTTATCTAAAAGCAAGTTATGAAATTTATGGAAGATCCCCATCCATGAATGCACTCCCTGACGTTAAGATGTTAAACAAAATGTCTGAAGTAACAATCAAGGCTGCACAGAAACAAATTGATCCTCCCCTTATGGTTCCTGATGACGGCTTTATGTTACCAGTCAGGACAGTGCCAGGTGGTTTAAACTTCTACCGTTCAGGATCAAGAGATCGTATAGAACCATTACAGATTGGAGCTAACAATCCAGTTACTGTAAACATGATACAAGATAGACAGCTTGCAATACAAAAAACATTTTATGTAGATCAGTTGTTGTTATCTCAAGGTGGTCAAATGACAGCAACAGAAGTGTTGCAACGTAACGAAGAAAAAATGAGATTACTAGGCCCAGTCTTAGGTCGATTGCAATCAGAACTATTACAACCACTTATTGAACGAGTGTTCAATATTTTAATGAGGGCTGATGTGTTTAGACCAATGCCTGAAATATTAACAAATCAAACAATAGACATTGAATACGTTAGTCCACTTGCCAAAGCACAAAAATCAGGAGACTTAAATTCTGTAATGCGTGGCATAGAA